ACGCAGTCAGGCACAACCGCTTGTAGTTCGTGGGCAATGAAGCCTTGACCAGCAGAACCGTCAGTTTTCCATGTGTAGGTGACAGGGTTGAGTTGAGCGACAGTAGCCAAAGCACCAGTCATCGGTGCGATGTTTTCTTTTAAGCGGTAATCGGATGAGGTGTTATAGGCAACTGCTGATGTTCCGTTTTGTGTAATGGAACCGATGATTCCTGCGTTATAACCAAAATACACAAAACCGGTGCCAGACGCAGTTCCGTTTGCATGACTTATTGTAATATCACCTGCTGGATATCGAAGTGCAATGTTTGTTCCGGCTTGAATACCGCTACTTGGAGTTGTTGTGCCTAAACCAACATATCCGCTGGAGTCGATACGCATACGCTCGGAGTTATTTGTTAAAAATATAAGAGGCGTTGACGCAGATGTCCCAAAGTATGTTTCAGTGTCTTTTGTTATAAACCTTGCTCGTAAAGTGTCCGCAGTAGCCAATTCAACGCCAGAATAACTTCCTGATGCTGCACAATTTAATGTAAGTGCTGTCGTAAGCGGTGATTTGTTAGGGGAAGTTGTTCCGATACCAACATCACCGCTGGCATCAATAACCAAAGAGTCCGCTGGTGCGCTTGCGTTGACATCAATAGCGTCAGGCAATCCTGCGCCGGGGGCCAATTTGGCTGCGGTTACTGAAGCGTCTTGAATTTGGGCTGTACCAACCGTCCCCTGACTTGGTGCAATAACTTGCGTGATCGGGCTGGTGTAGTACACGTAGATGTTAGCCGTGCCGGATGGGGGTGCGCTTGTGAAGGTGATCGTGTTGCCAGATACCGTGTAAGCACTGCCAGGATTCTGCGGGACGTTCTCAATGACAGCCTGAACCTGTGCAACGGACGCAACAGGCTTGGACAACGTAAACGCTACAGTCGAGCCGTTCCCGTTAAAGTAGTCAACCGCAGGCGTGAAGGCCTGGGTCGTTGCTGTGTTGCCGATATAAGCCATGTTGCAGCCCTATTAGGTAATGTTCAGAACAGAGGTCACGACGTCAGCAGAGCTCGCCGCGCTGGTCACAACCTTGAGCGCGTCCGAGGCGATCAGCACAACCTTCTGGTCTCCGCCGACCACAACCAGCGAGCCACCGACCGGCACCGTGCCGCCCTTGATGATGTAGTAATCCGCAGCCGAGCGGGTGATGTAGACGTCTGCCGTGATGGGGCTGGCCGTGATGTTCGCCACCGTCAAACCGATAACCGTGGTCTGGGTGCCCGCGCCAACCGTGACAATCGTCGCAGCAGAGGTGCCAACATCGGCGTTTACGTAAGAAGTGAAGACGTTAGCCATTTTTAAATCCTTATCCGAGAGCGATGCTCAAAGCGACCGCTGTGCCAGCGGGGTCAAAGTCAGCGGCGGTAGAACCACCAAGGTATTGTGCATTAAGGTTGTTAACCTGTGTGGTAGAAGCGATAACCAGCGGAGCCGTACCAGTAGACACCGTGGAAGTAATCTGGCCAGAAGCCGAAACCGTACTAAAAGCACCCGTAGAAGCCGAAGAAGCACCGATCGGGGTGCCGTCAATCGCACCGCCGTTGATATCGACGAAGTCAAACATCTGGATGACGTTGGTGCCGTTTACATACAGGTGAGCTTTTCGGCCATTAGGAACCGTGATACCTGTGCCAGCAGAAGTCTTAACCGTGATGCTCTGGCTACCAGTCGTATTGTTCTGGACGATGTACTGCTTCTGAACCGTCGGGACAACTAGCTCTCGTGTAGCGGTCAGACTTACAGCCGAGGTGACATTTAGCACCAGATTACGGGCCACCTGCGAGCTAACCGAGTTAGTCAAAGTAATTGTCAGGTTTGCATCTGATGGGAACTCAGGATTGCCATAACCAACGATAGCCTGCTCAAAAACGTCGCTAAAGTTGTTGTTAGTGGTCGCACCCCAAGTACCAGACTGTTCGCCTGTCGCAATCAGCTCGATTTTTAGATTACTAGAGTATGTACTTGCCATATTTACCTCATGCCGCTATCGGCAACCAATTTGAACTTTGAGCATCATTAACCGGTTGCCAGCCTGGAGTTTGACCGTCATTGACATTCTGCCAGTTCGGCGTTTGATTGTCATCTATTTGGCCCCAAACCATTACTGTTCCAACAACTCCAGTTGCAGATACCCCTGTAACTACCGCCCCGGCTTCGGCAGCAACCAAAACGTTACCGACAGACCCAGTGCTTACAAATCCTGTTACGTTGACGTTATTGTTGCTCTTCTGGGTTACGTTACCCAATGTTGCATAGCCAATAACACCGAACGTGTTAAACGCGCCGCTAGCCGAGATACTTACAGTTCCAACCTGTCCCGTACCCGCAACGCCTACTGCGTCAACCCCCGCCCCACCTGTAGCATCTGCCGTTCCCAAAGCCGTTGTAGCCTCAAGACCAGTAACATTTGCCGTGATGCTGATAGATGCAGTCGCTGTGCCTAGCTGAGTTGTACCCACAACGCCCGTAATTGCGACGTTAGCTGTGCCAGTGACAGTGGTTGAACCCGTTGCGCCCGTGGCTGTTACACCCGTGACGTTTGTGTTGGCGTCGCCAGTGGCTTGCGCCGTTCCGAGGGCCGTTGTACCTGCAACCCCCGTGACATTTACTTCTACAAAAACTACTACATCAACAGAACCTACTTGGCCGGTGGCTGCGTTACCCAACAAATCTATGGCCGCGCCAGCCTCTACAGCAATGTTGCCAAGTACTGCAGTTCCTTCAACGCCGGTTACAGCAACGTTTGCTGCACCGCTTACATCCGCAGTTCCGAGGGCCGTGGTAGCTTGTACCCCCGAAAGATCAACACTACAACCAAGACTCAGGTCTACTGTGCCAACTGCACCTGTAGCCTGAACGCCGTCAACTGTTACTTCAACAACATCCGAGCCCCAAGAGCCTCTGCTCCAAGGGCCAGAACCCCAACCTATGTATTCAATTGACGACGCCACAACACTTTACTAGGCGATGCGAATAATCGCGTTCGAAGCATCGGCAGCCGGGAAAATCACAGTAAAGTCGCCAGCCGTAGAAGTTTTGTCGCCACCGAAGTCCAGAATACAGACAGCCGGGTTGGTATAAGTATGGCCAGGGGTGCTGTTATAAATCATAGCGCCGCGAGCAGTAATCGTAGCCGTAGACCAAGTCTCGTCAGCAAAATCGGTAAAAGCCGTGGTGCCGGAAGACGAAGGGTTGACGTTGGTCAGTGCCTGACCGCCAGCCGTATAACCCGTACCAGAAGCTTCGTTTGACGACGTGTAGGCCGTGGTAGAAGCATCCAGAGTAGCCGAAGAGGTGTACAGGGCCATGTAAAAGGTATCGCCACCGGAAGCGCGGAAATCATGCACGCCTTCCAGAATCTGCACCTTAAACGAGGTTGCCATCGCTTGGGTAATTGCCATTTTATTTCTCCAAAAGTTTGACAAGCTCGGGGTGGCCTGCCTCAGTTAAACGGTTGGCTATCGTCGTCCGGTCAGATTGGATAGCCTCTTTCATATACAGCACAAGTACGTGGCGGATGCGCTCTTTAAAAGCTACGGCCTGATCCCGAATGGCGGGGTGGCTATCTTCACCAACATACAAAATCTTGTCTAACGCTCTATCTGCAACCTCTTCCGGAGTAAACCCACGGCCAGAGGTAGTTAAAACTGATACGCCGGTCAATAAAACAGGGGCTTGAACATTCATCTAACTGGAATCCTAACCTGCCCAGAACGGTAAGCATCCATACGGTTTTTACCATCACCAAGCTGTTTAAGCAACGCCAGCGCCTCGTTATACCGACTAACGTAGTTATCCATTGTGTCTTTGTCCGACTTCATAAACGCTGCTGCTTCAAGCATAGCGCCATACAACAGTACCGAATCAAAGTTATCCCCAAGCCAAGACGTACCAGCGGTAACGATAGTTTCGGGGTAGTAGAAGTAGTGCAGCTCAACTGTGTAGCCAGAGTTTGGCGTAGGGCCAAGAATGTAAGTAGTGGCATCAAACAAAGCATAGTGGGCTGGCAGACCGGTAACGGTCGGATCCGGATAAGCCTCACGGATGTAGTTCACGTCTTTGTTTAGCAGGTACTCGTACGACCCGTCAGCCTTGATTACTGCTACAGAAAAGTCAGACAAATAGTCTGAAGGCAGCGTCAGGTACTTGTTGCCGCTTGTTAGCGTGCCTGTCTGGTTGCGTCTAAGGGCTGGTAGCTGAACCGTGTTGTAAATCCGCTGTTCTGCCTGCTCGACAAACGTAGCGATCTGCTGAGCCGAAGTAAGGCCACCGGCCCCCACCGCTTGTGGGAAGTCGTTTTCTGTGAACGCTTTAATCGCAGCGGTTAGTTCGCTGTAGTTCATACTTTCACGCCTTTTATTGCGTTCATGATAGCAGGTATAACCTGTAAGTTTAGCGGGGTGTGCAGCCCAGATATCGTTTTACCCTGCAAAGGTAAAATATGGTCTACGTCCCACTGAAAACCAAACATTTTAGTACGAAGTACCGCTAAAGCATACGCTTCTTCCATGAGCCAGTGGTCGTCTTTGGTTAACCACTTAGGCACACGTTGCTTTTTGGCGGCCTGTCTTTTTCTTACGTAAGCTTGGCTTTTATGTTTATTTGCTTCGCGCCAAGCCTTTCTAGCTTCTTGCATACGTTCTTTATTTTCAACTCGCCATTTTGCGATACGCTCCCTAACCGCTTCCTTATTGTTTTCCGCATACTTCTTCTTAGCGGCTTTAACTTTTTCAGGGTTAGCAGCAGACCACGCGTTTACGCGTTGTAACTTACGTGGGTCTTTTGGGTCTGCGTAGGGCATAGTGTTGTTTAGCCAAGCTTTTTGCTGGAGTTGGTACCTTTAGTGGCCGCACCGGTACCACGGGTTTTCACCGTCTGGGTGTTCGGCACGTTATTTGGGTATCCAGCCGTGTTAGGGACGGGTACGTTTTTGGGTTGGTTGTATTGCATGTCAGCTCCTAATTGCTTTTAGGTTGTCGATATGGTAACAGTTCCTACTTGACCTGTCGCCTCTAAATTATCTGGGATTGGCAGTTGAAGTACGTTGTTAAACCCAACCGGGTTCCAGCCCCACTGAATGTCTCGGGAACCCCCTGAAGGGCCTCCATCATCACCGCTAATTGTTAGCTGCAAACCAGTATATCCAGCCTGTAAATACGATGTGTCTGGACGTGGGTCACGCAATGCCTGAGGGTCGTCTACTGGGTACAAACCTAGGGAAAGCTGTGGTTGATCTGGCTCCCAGCACTCCTGGCAAACTTTAATGTTGACGTTTTTTGTCTTAATCGTAAGCGTCTTTAGCTCTTTCAGCTGATACTGAAACCCGCACCGATCGCATATCGCAATCGCTAATTTGCCAGTTGCAAACTTAGAGGACATGGCTAGTAGAGGGAATAAATCCTTGGGGCCAACCGCAAACCAGCCTTTTCACGGTCTTCCGTGGAGGCCAGCGCCCACTGCTCTTCATACGATGCCTTAAGCATTTCAATTCGGGGGGCTGCTTCTGGAATCTTTAGGGAAAGATAATACGCAAGACCGGCAACCAAGCATGGCAGCAACCGGAAAGGTATGTCTTGAGTGTTGACACCGTTACCTGCATCTTGGATCCTCCGTAGGCGCCAGTAAACAAAGGTGTAGTAACTGCTCTGGTCAGGGGCTGGCCAGACGTGAATCTTGGGGTAGTTAACACCTGTAGGCTCTGTAGCACCAGATTGCCGATCGACCCAGACTTGAATTGGGCGCCCTTGGGCGTTTTTGTTGGGGATCGTAGCGTAAGTACTAACAGAAATACGGGTGATGTTGATGTCTTGTTGGTTCTGACCCGTACCCGTGCGCACGACGTGGTCTAGTAGATCAATGGTGTCGACGGGCAGGTTGTACTCAATCGTGCCTTGCGTAAGGGCAATAGTCCCCTCTTCAATGGTCCACAGGTTGATCCCCCTGTTAGACCACTCAATAGTCAGTAGATTAAGTGATCTTCGTGCGGTGCGCAAATCATAACCAGTACGCAGCTCGGCACCACAACGCTCAAACGCCTCTTCTACAAGGTCGTTGAGGTTCAGATTAAATGTCGATGTGCCGGTCGTAGTCATTTTCCTACTTTCCTATGTTTTGCCACCTTCTGTGCAATTCGCTTGGGTTGTTGCACAAACTGCTTTCCTGCTGCTTTACCAGCTCGTTTAGCTCTTGTTGTAGCCGCATATTCAGACGGCGTAAGCGCCTTGATCGCAGCTTCGGGTAAGTATCTCTCTCCAGTAGCATTTCTTCCTTGAGTAGACGGCTTCCCACTCTTGGTCCTCCATTTCTGGTCGGTCCATGCTTTCAGGCTTTTCTGAGGCGCTTTCATTCGTCTGCAGTAATTCTTTCAAACATAAACCGGACAATAAACAAGTCAAGAACTAAAACAGTACTGCCCGTCTCGGGGTTTGATTGCCACTCGATACCTACCATCATTCCAGTTATAAAGTAGATACCGATTGCCATTTTTAGTCCTTGTAGCCCCCACCGGCTTTTTTGTACTGTAACGCAAGCATCTGCGCTTTACGGGCTGACCACTGCCCGGGATTACCGCCCTTACTACCAGCTTTAATCCGCTCAAACAAGCTTTTACGCATGCCTGGTTTGGTGTAGTTGCCTGCTTCGTTCACGCGAGAAACCGAGCCACCCTCTTTATATTGAGTGAACTTGTCACCATCTTTCCGACGTTTAGTTGTCGGTTTTGGCATTTTAGAGGGGTTGATAACCCCCATCCCGCGTGACGGACGCATTTAGCAGCTCCGGCCAGACTTCTTCATGTAACCGCCGCTAGCCATCTTGGGCATCATAGCTTTGGTTTTACCTTTTTTAGCGCAGCCGTCAGCTTGCTTGTGCCCAGCAGCCAGACCACCAGAGGCCATCTTCTTAGCACCGTGCATGCGGACTTCATGCTTCTTGACAGCCTTACCGGCCACTTTCTGCATGTCGGCTTTAGCCATACCACGGCCTTCTTTCTTCATCATTTTGGACTCCTTGACAGAACCACCTTTAGCCATCTTACCCTTGCCGTCAGCAGCGAAAGCCGGAACCTTCTTGCCGTCTTTCTCAACCATGGGCATACCACCTTCAGCGTACTTTTTCATCGTAAATTCCTTTCCGACCTTTTGAGGGACACCTACTTTTTTAGCGAAAGCCTTGTTATGGGCCACCGCCTGCATAAATCTTTCTTGTTTTTTACTTGTGGCTGGCACGAGTCTTACCTCGGATTGCGCAGCCGTCGATTGAACGTTTTACTTTACCGCCTTTTTGTAAAGGTTGGATTTCTTTTGAATACCCTTTAAAAGGGCCCTTTTCGTGGCGCGGCATCTTACGCTCTTGCTCAAGATCGCGAGGTAATGTTTGGGGCTCGTAGTCTTTAGGGTTATCTGGATAATTACGCTCTAGAGTCCTAACTTCGGCACCAAGGTCACGGTTGCGCTGCTTTTTACTTTCTACCGAGCCGCCTTTAGCCTTCTTGACCGCTATCTCTTCTTTGGTCTTACCCTGGTACTCTTTTTCCTGCTTGATGCCAACGCTGTCGAGCTTTTTGCTTAGTTTAGCGGCGGCTTCTTGGATAAAGTTCTTGGGCATGCCTTCCAAAAGCTTGGTGCGGCTTGACTTGGTTTCGCCACCTTCGGCGTAGTACTTAGGTTTTTTCATGAGTCGCTCTGCCATGTTTAAGACACCACGTTCATTCGTATTGACGGCAGCTTCTTTACCAACAGCAAGAGGGCTTACCTTCTTCTGGGTGTCGTACTGCTTTTCGTCTTCTTTTTTGGTGTCGGTCTTAGCCATTTAGACCATCCGGCCTTTGGTTTTACCTTTGACAGCACAGCCGTCGGCACGTTTAGAGGCGGAGCCACCCTTAGCCATCTTTTTAACTTTACCGCCTTTTTTCATACCACCACGTTTTTCTTCATCACGCCTAGATTCACGTAACCGTTCGGCATCGGCTTCTTTTTGGTCTTGCTTTCGTTTACGGGACTCATCAGCAAGTCTGCTGCTTTCTTTGCCCATTTCTTTACCGGCTTCAGCAGCCAAGCCTGCGCCCGCAACTGTGCCAGCACCAATCAAAGTATTGGTAAGTGCTTTAGACCCTTTTTCAGCGGCTTCTCTACCAACCTTATATACACCACTTTCTGCTAGTTCCTGTGCAGTTTTTTTAGCGGATTTTTTGGCAAGCATTCGAGCCGCCATTCCAATCAGGGGAGCAACCATAGTTACACCATCCTTCCGCGAGTTTTGCCTTTAACGGCGCAGCCATCTGCACGCTTAGAGGCAGATGAAACAGAACCACCTTTTTTGAAGCCAAATGCACTACGGTAGGCGCCAACCATTTTGTCTCTACCAGCCTCTTGTTTACGAGCAATGCGCTCAGAGCCGGTCTCGGTCATGTCGCCGCGAGCCTCACGAGTACGACCAAGGCCCTGCAACTCATCCATCATGGAGTTATCTCTACCGCCCAGACGAGCTAGACGGGCACTTTCAGCGCGGTTGGCTGCCGTAGGTACAGAAAATGCAGAAGTAGCGGGGGTTGCCGCACGGGCAGGGGCTTTACGAATCGGAGTTTTAGCCGTGCTCTCAGCGCCTTTTTTGGCCCGGGCCTTGGCTTTTTCAAGATCAGCCAAGCGGTCTTTAGCCATACCAGAAGACATGTCACTAGTTGTATCTTTGTCGCCCATGTCGAGGCCAGCAGCGCCTAGACGGTCTTTAGCCATACCGGCCGAGGCGTCGGCGGTAGTATCTTTGCTATCTTCGTCTTTCTTGCCCTTTTTATCAAACATCCCAGACAAAGCGGCGGCACCCAGTCCCAGCGCTGCCAGGGCAGCGGTTTTGCGTCCTTTAGCCATTTTTGTTCTCCATCAAGCGATCGATTTTTGTTTCAATACGATCAAAGCGTTCGTTAATACTTTTAATTAGGTCACGCAGGTCGTTCTTGTGCGTGTACTGTTGGGCAACTTCTACTCGTAGGTCGTTCAAACGTTCTTTAGTATCTTTAGCAGAGTCTAAAGCACCTTTTAAAAACCAACCGACAACGGCTACCAAAATTGACAGCCCGGAGTTCCATAGCATCATGTCCATTATTTGCAGTTCCATGCGCGAAGGGATTTGTTAATCCGAGAGTTAGGGTCTTTGGCTGTCTTCGCAGAAGTCAATTTCTTCTTCATCCCTTTCATCCGGGCACAGAACGACTTTTGGCGGGCCCCACCTTCCGGCTGTGGGGCTTTCAGCCCAGGCTTCCCAGGATTGGCAGCGTTGTAGGAAGCACGACCTTTGGCGTTCAAACCGCCTTTGGGATTCTTGCCTTCTTTGCGTTGCCATGCCGGGGTCTTAGCCATAGATAATCACGACTGAAGTAATGTTGGTCAGGTCGCCGTAAATGTTGGTATTAAACAAAATACCTTCACCGGGCATCCACATGTGGACTACGCCTGTGTCTGTCGTAGTATTCAAAGTCAAACGGGTTTGGCCAGAGGCCCCACCATCCTTGAAAACAACAGAACCAGCAGAGCCGGACGGAACGATATAAACGGCCTTAATACGAGCCCGCAGAATATTGTTGTCGCTCTGGTCTACAAACTGTCCGTCAGTCGTAAGCGGTTTCGACGCTAGTACGTCATATTGCATTGAAGCCATAGTGGCCTCCTATTACGAAGCGGAGATAGCAGCGAGAGTGTCTACGCGAAGCCAGTTGGTGCCATCAAAGAAAGCTAGGACTGGGCTGCCAGCAGCGCCATTGCTGAAGTAAGCAATAGAACCAGTAGAAGCAGTCGTGGGGGCAGTGGCGACGGTGAAAACGCCCAGATTAACTGGACCGGAGAATGAAGTTTGAGCCATTTTGGCTTCCTTTCGTGTTGTAGCACATCCCTATACCGTCTCTACAAAGTCTGCTAGGTCAGTCGGTACAGGTAAAAATCCTAGATGAGCTGAATATACACCAAACAAATAAAAAGAAAAAGGGGGAACCGAAGTTCCCCCCGTACTACTTAGGCAGCGCCGGGTGAACCGTACATGCCCAGAGGATCAGACCAACCGAACGAATAACGCTCACGGGCCTTGTAACGGACGTTACCGGTGTCGAAGTCCCCGTCCATTGACGTAGCCATTGGCGAACGCACAAAGTGCTTCATACCGTTGGGCACATCGGTGGTCAGGAACCAGGCATTGGTGTCCGTCAGGAAGTGGTTAACAGTGTAACCACCGGGGATCGAGCCATTGGTCTTCAGAGCGTTGATGTCGTTGTCGGCAGTGGCCACGCGCAGCTCAGTTTCGAGCAGACGGGTTGCGACGAACATCAAGCTGGGAGGAACAATCAGCTTGACAGGCTTAGCAGCGATCAGCAGACCACGCTCGTCAGTCCAACCAGCGATCTGAATAACAGCGGCTTCAAGAGAAGTCTCATTCAGGTCAGCAGCCGTTGCGGGCTCGTTGGAGTTGACGCCACCGGAAACCAGGGGATGGTTGGTAGCAAACAGCTCTTTTCCGTCACCACCAGGGTAAGCGGAGTTGAAGCCGTTGTTCAGAACGTTGGCAGCTTTAACTTGCTTGGTGTAAGCCATGGCACGAGCCAGAGCCTTGGTGTAACGCGAAGACAGGGAGTCATACAGGTTGTCTTCGATTGCCTCTTCCGTCAGGGAGAAGCCCAGGGCGATGGTTTCGTGGTTGTAACGAGCGGTCCATGCTTCTTGTGCATTGTCATAAGCGATGGCAGAACCTTCGTTTTTGACAGGAGCAGCGGAGAAGCCAGACAGCTTGGTCTCTTCTTCGAAAGAACGCTCGGAGGTCTCGGTTTCGTAGATCTCTTTGTGCTCTTCGCCGT